AAAGCAATACCTCGTCTTGTAAATCTTCAAGTTTAATTTGTTTCTTTGCTTTAGGGTCAGGTGTTAAATCCTTATTGAATATACAAACTTTTGCATTAGGTCTATATAACTTTTCATCTAAATCATCAGGGAAAGTCATTCCTCTATTATAAGAATACACCCAATCGTAAGGTATATTTTTCCAAATGTTTCGTTGTCTCCAATAGTGATAGTTGTCTGAACCTTTAAAAAAGGTTGTAAAAACCATTTTGTCGTTAATTAACACATCATGGTATATATGTTTTAATTGTTCACCGTTCCATAACATCATACTAGAATTATAGAAGGTGCCTCTTATTTCTATAAACAGTCTGTTATGATTTAATTTGGGATCTTGCCAACGACAATGTACTAGTCTAGGTTTATTTGCGAGTATGTCTATTTCATCTATATTATTTTGTATAATAACATCGAGGTCAAAGTAACACCATTTGCCTTCATATCCCAACCATTCTTGTGAATTAAAAACAAGAAACTTTGCTCTATCCCAACAATAACTTTCTTTACCAAACCAATGTTTAGGGTGCAGGACACCATCATCAGGTATAGGATGCGTATCACACTCTAACCCCTCAGTGTCATCTGTGTAGCAAGTGAAAGTAAAAGGTTTCGTATAGTTTCTTTCTACCATACGATACAAATTATTCACATAGTCAGGCGTGTACTTTTCGCCCCATTTTATACATACGAAGTTCATCATAATATTCTTCAACTAAATTTGGGAAGTCTGATTGTCCGTTCAGCAGTGCTATAGTAGCATCAGGTTGATACTTTGCTCCGTCAAATTTAAATGAGTATATTTCACCTCTTGGCCAATGTTCAAATGTAAAATTTTCATGGTATAAAAATCTATCGTCACCTGCATACTTTACCATATAGTAGTCTTGATCTTTTTTCCAATAATCATATATATGTCTTGCATCTTCCCACATCATTACGCTTGAGTTAAAGTTACTTAGATAATTGTACGCCCATCTTTCATCTTTGTGATACGGAAAATCATGTATAGACATACCATGTTTTTCACCTCTGTCTTTCCAATAAGTATAACAGATCACAGGTGTTTTGTCAAGATAAGAAAATAAATGCTCTATATCATTTTGTATTGCAACATCTAAATCTAAGTAAAGAGTTTTGCCGAAATAGTATTGAAAAAGTTTTACTTTTTCCCAATGACCATCAGGATCACCTTCAATGGGTATTGTATAAATATTTGAAAATAATCCCTCAGGATTGTCGGTCACACAAACATAGTTATATTTACCGAAAGTGTCTATGTAAATACGGTTCACATCATCAGAACTGTATTTATCACCATATTTTAACATCAAAATAGTTTTCATCGCAGTTTCAAAATGTTATAAATAAAAAGAACAATAATACTTATAAGATATTTATATGGCTACAGTAGAGAACCTAATAATAGATCAAGGTCAAACTTTTTCTTTCTCATTAACTCTTAGTAATGCTGATGGTAGTGCTAAGGATCTGTCTACTTATACAACTACCTCACAGATGAGAAAAAGTTATTATTCTTCTACAGCTACAGATTTTACAACGGCACAGGTTGATAATACAGGAGAAATTACCATATCATTAACCGCAGCACAAACTTCTAATTTGAAGGCTGGTCGGTATGTTTATGATATTGAAATTGCATCAAGTTCTGAGACTCTTAGAGTTTTAGAGGGGATAGTAACAGTAACTCCTGAGGTAACACGCTAATGGCAGTTAAGGTATCAGTACCGAGCAATAGAAGCACAAACACAACGGTTTCATCTACAACACCATCAACCCGTGTTTCAACAATTATAACTAGACAATCTGCGGTTCAGACCGCAACCGAATTGGGAGGATTGACCGGTGTGGACACAACAGGTGTTCAAGATGGTTATACTCTAATTTATGATTCAGCGACCGGAAATTGGGAAGCCTCACCTGCAGGCGAACTCTCCGGTAATATTACAAATTTAGATGGCGGAACATTTTAAAGAGGAAAAAATAAATGGCAACAGTAATACAAATAAAAAGATCTTCGGGATCAACTGCACCTACAACTACACAGTTGTCTGAGGCAGAACTAGCCTATACTCAAGATGCTAGTAATGACGGTGCAAGCGCTAAACTGTATATAGAAAGTGTAGACTCAGGTGCTTCAGCAGTCATACATGAGGTAGGTGGTAAATACTTTACCGACATTATTAATGCTGCTACCGATTCTAATACTGCAAGCACTCTTGTAAAAAGAGATTCTTCTGGTAATTTCAGCGCAGGTACTATTACCGCTGACCTTACTGGTGATGTTACAGGTGATGTAACAGGTGATGTAACAGGTAATTTGACAGGTGATGTTACAGGTGATGTAACAGGTAATGTCACTGGTAATATTACAGGTAATGTCACTGGTAATATTACAGCTACTACTGTAACTGCTTCTGGAACAGTACAATTTGGATCTTTATCAGACGGCACAATTACTGCAACAGGTCTTGTAGACGAAGACAATATGGTGTCTGATAGTGCAACGCTTATTCCAACTCAACAATCTGTTAAAGCATATGTTGATTCACAGACATCTGCAGCGTTTGATCTAGATTTTAGTGGTGATTCAGGTACAGGTGTCATTGAACAAGCTGAAACATTTGCTATTACTGGTGATACCGGTATTACAACAACAGCATCAGGCAATGGCCTAGCTATTGATCTAGATGATACAGCGGTAACTGCTGGATCATATGGTAGTGCAACTGCTATTCCAACTTTCACAGTTGATGCACAAGGTCGATTGACATCAGCAGGTACTGCTTCTATTAGTTCGTCCTTCACAATTTCTGATAACGCTAACACTCCTGCTACAGATACTTTTAACAACGGTGAAACACTGACATTTGCGGGCGGCACAGGTGTTACTTCTGCGGTAACTAATAATACTGTTACACTTTCTATTGGACAAGCAGTAGGCACAGGTGATAGTGTTACCTTTGCAGGTGTTACAGCACCTCTTACAGGTAATGTGACAGGCAATTTGACAGGTGATGTTACAGGTAATGCAGACACTGCAACAGCACTAGAAACTGCACGTACAATTAACGGTGTTTCTTTTGATGGCACTGCAAACATTACTACACTAACAGCAGGGACCGGTGTTACAGTTTCAGGCACAGCAGTTTCAATTGGCCAAGCTATTGGTACATCAGACGATGTACAGTTTAACGATCTACAAGTAGATGGCAACGCTATTGTAACAGGTAACTTAACAGTAAACGGCACAACCACTACACTTTCAACTACTAACTCTGTTATTTCAGATACACTCATTGAATTGGGTAATGGAACTACAGGTTCTCCTGCTAATGACACAGGTCTTGTACTTGAAAGGGGTGATAGTGATAATGCTTTTATCGGTTTTGACGAAAGTGCAGACAAATTTATTGTAGGTACTGGATCATTTACAGGTGCAAGCACAGGTAATCTTTCTATCACAACAGGAACTCTTGTTGCTAACTTAGAAGATAATAATACCACAATCACAGGTGGTTCTATCACAGGCATTACTGATCTTGCAGTCGCTGATGGTGGTACAGGTGTAAGCACCTTTACGAGCAACGGTGTTATTTATGGTAACGGTTCGGGTGCATTGAACGTGACGGCGGCAGGTACTGAAGGTCAACTACTAATTGCAGATGCAAGTGGAGTTCCGGGATTTGCTGACATTGATTGCGGAACATTCTAAATATAAAATATGAGGTAAATTATGGAAAATAATGAGTTAATTAATGAATATATTAATCGTTTGGCCAGTAACTTGAATGATAGAACTATGGAGCTAGTTTTAGCTCAGTCTAAACTCAATGTGGCTAATAAGGAAATTGAAGGGTTGAAAGTGAAACTTGAAGAATTGCAGAAAAATGAAGAGCCGGCAGATTTTGAATAGGACTTAATAAATGCCTACAGTATTACAACTTAGAAGAGGAACTACGTCCGAGCACTCGTCTTTTACGGGTGCTGTGGGCGAGGTTACTGTTGATACAACAAAGGACACTTTGGTTGTACACGATGGATCTACAGCGGGTGGTTTTGAACTGGCACTTGCAGATGGTAGTAATTTATCAGGTGTATCTTTGTCCGGTTCTGGTACACTAACACACGGTTCTGGAGATTATTACTCCAGCCAATATATATTAAATGGAACAACAAGTGATGCTACTGAGACAGAAATCCTTATAGCAGGTTCTTCTAGAATACCAGTACCATCAAACACTACTATTTTATATGAAGTTTCTATTGTGGCGAGAAGAACAGACACTACAGGGGAAAGCGCTTCTTGGCATCTTAAAGGATGTGCTGATAATTTTTCAGGAACTGTTGCAGATGTTGGTAATGTTTATGAAATTGCAGTTTCTGCTGACGATACAAATTGGTCAGTAGATGTTAGGGCTGATGATACGAATGATGCAATCAATGTTTTTGTTACTGGTGTTGCGAGTAAAACTATAAGATGGACAGCAGTGGTTAAAACCATAGAAGTTGCTCAATAATGTTTCTAATACAATTTATGCACATAAATACTAGATAAAAGGAAATACATTCATGTCTCGAAGAACTAGAAGTTTTGTATTAGACAACACAACCGGTTTAATGTTTGTAAACACTACTGCCTTACCCTCTACATTAACATCAAATGATTCAGCAATCGGCGATGCAGCAGGCGCACAAACTATCGAGGACCTAAATAACGTAGATTTGGATGTTGTGCCTGAAACAATGACTATGGCGGTTGATTTTACTGGTGCTGGATCAGGAACTAACTGGGAGTGGTCTTGGAAATCAGGGGCTATACCTTACGCAAGATCAACTATTTCAAATTCAGTACAGGCTAGTGTTCCTTTATATGAGTCGGGATCGTATACTTTATATAATTTTTCAGCACACTCTACTACAGGTAGTCAAACACAGACACATAAAATTCATTTAAAATGGTTGGAAAGTGCGGGAACAGAAAATCTTGTTTCTTGGTCAACAGAAACTTTAAATGTTCAAAATATTACTTTTGAAGGTGTTAGAGGTGGAGCAGCTACAGAAGTACAAAGACTTGTTATTAATGTACCTACACCAATAACAGTACCAACATCGTTCAATGATTCAAACGTAACATACAATGTTGCGGCAACAACAGGAGCTTATGTTTTTTCAGGTGCTGCAACTGGAAATAATGTTAGCATAGGTCCTTTATATCGGGGACATACTTATACTTTTACACTAGATTCTAGCGTTTCAGGGCATCCCTTTTATCTGACCACAGATGACGGAACAAATTATGTTTCAAATACATATGTAGATGAATACACTTCAGGGGTTACTGGTTCTAGGAACGATAGTGGTAATGTGGTATTTGTTGTACCTTCAAATGCTCCAGATACCTTGTATTATCAGTGCGGTGTTCATTCAGCAATGAGAGGCACTATAAATATAAAAACTCCTGCAGTTGAAACTAATAGTTCTGGTAATTATGTTATATATGCGCAACACGATCAAGAGGGACATTTAACTCCAGTTGAATTAAGGGACAAACCCGCAATTGCTGGACAGATGACTATGGTATATGATTCTGCTAATAATAAATTTGTACCCCAAGATCTAGGAGATTATTTAGAAAAAACAAATGTTTTTCAAGAAAAAATAGAAGAAGAAATTCAAGACGAAATAACAGCTAGTTTAAATAATGATACAATAACAAACTTAACAAAAGTTAGAGATGATATAGTACATACTACTAATCTGTATCAACAAGGTGAATTAGCAGTAACTACAGGAACTGTGAGGTGGTATGCACCCTTTAATCTCGTAGTTACAGAAACAAATGCAAAAGTTTCAACAGCAGCAGATGGTGCTATTGGGATAACAGTTAATAAAAATGGATCTTCAGCTCAAACTTTTAATATTTCAGCAAGCGCAACCTCAGGTAGTGGCGGGAGCTTTACTATGAGTTCGGGTGATTATCTAACAGTAGATGTTACTTCTGTTGGTACTACCAACAAAGGAGAAGATCTTGTCGTACAATTTAAATATAAGCAACAATCTTAAGGAGATTTAAGTGGAAGTCATCATACAACGACCTGGAGCGGTTGAGGACTCAGATGGAAACTGGGTAGATGGAACTCAATCATTTACATACGATGTTTCTTTAGAAGACGGTACTTTAAAAGCAACTTTTGTTGTTAATCATGGACCCGATCTAGAGGGTAACGATACTTTAGAAACAGTAACTTATTTAAACCAACCGTTTAAACCAACTTCAACTGGTGAGAAAGAAGAATGGGACACTCTAGAAAATGCGGTTGAATGGTTTAAACAACAAGAAGGACACATAGGAGCATAACATGGCCAAAATAATGAATTTCCCTAAGCATTGGCCTACTAGGGCGGGCGCCATTGTAGAAGATCCTAGGGGAACCTCAAATAACATATATCTATATGGTACGAAGCACGACAAAAATTCTTTGACACCTTATTTCGGTAAATCAATTCTCCACCATGGTGAAAACACGGTTTATCAACCATCGAATCAAAGTTCTTGGTCCAAAGGAGGTCTCATAATGGGGCTCAAAGGAGCCACTCATGTTCAGCGATGGTATAACACCTCTAGCACTAACAATGCGTCCTGGAATTTTCCTGATGAAAGTCCCTGGTTTACAATGGATCTTACGGCGTCAAATGCAATTGGTTCTGAATCGCCATGGAGAGAAATTACTGACGGATCTCAAACAGGATATGCGGTAAATATAGCAACTGATACGTATAGTAAGAACTATTTCTTCGGTCCGGTTCCTAGTTCAGGCGAATGGGAAGATGTTGGAGATACTACCAGAAGCTCTGAGCTTCAACAATATTATAATTTTAGCACATTTTGGCTTGACCAAGCTGGTGGCCGTTATCAAGGAGTTACTGCGGGATCAGCGAATGGCACCAGTAGTTGGAACTTTTATCCTCAATACTATTGGAGCACTGCTTATAGTTATCCTAATCCTGGAACTCTGCAGATGTCCAGTAGCTACTCAATATCTGGAATGACAACATACTATACTGTTCAGTGTTTAGGTAAATCAGCCGTAGATGGTGGTGTTCTAATGCTCGGTACCCGTACTTACGGCGGCACCAATTTGGTCGTTAGTAAGGGAGCGATGGGTAATTCAACTACTCCTACCTGGACTTCTTTGTTGAGTTACTCCTCTACTCCTACTGCAAGTGGAACACATCAAGGAGGCTCTAATTTAGGAGGCTCGCAAAGGTTTAGGAAAAACTGTTCACATAGTTTTACAGACCCTAGAGACTCTAACAAAAAGGCTTTTTATTATCCTTATTTTGATTCGTATGGTGATTTTCACCCATTTGTTGGTACTTGGGATACAACAACTGATACGGTAGCTCTAGAACAAGATATTAGTGTCACTGGAGGTATGTCAACTACACACGCAAGTCTTTTATCAGAGTCACTGACATATGAGTACGGTATAGAACACGTAACTGCGGTTACATGGGTTTCATCTGGTACTAGATATGTTAGTTATATTCCTTGTGATATGGCAGTAAGATCAGGTAGAGGCGCTGGATTTAAAACACTAATTGTTTACTCTGTGGATGCGTCAAATCCAAAAACTCTAACATATCATAGCAAGATAACATTATCCGATGTTCCTAGAAACTTTGTTTGGTTGAATGACTCTAGAACTTTGTTGGGTCTTTTTTATAAATCTTCTTTCCAAGTTTTGTCTTTTTCAAATGCAACTGGATGGGCGGTTACTACAACAGTAACAGAAGAAGTTCTAGCTGCTGGCAGAGATTCAAGTGATAGAATTTGGTATTGTACACAAGGTGGGTATTCTACTAATTACGCAGATTTAAATATGCTTTCACCTTCATTGCCTGTTACAGTTACTATAAGTCCTGAAAACAGTAGCAATCAATATACTGGTAGTAACATAAGCACATATGTTGATGTTAGTGCTTACAATACCGCCGGAACAAGAATAGCTACTTCAGTTAAATTGGTGATAGATTCTGCAAATTACACATTTACAGATGGTACAACAACTAAGACAGTAACTACTTTGACTAGTGGTGAGTTGCAAGTAGGAACTATAATAACAGGTGCAGGATACACTAATATTACAGCCAGTATACAACTTTAATATTAACATTTTATAGAGTAGAAAATGGCAGATTTAAATACCGTAACATATGCTAGTACGCTGACGTTTGAGGTAGACAACACCAATGGTTTTTTGGAGTTTATGCCTGCGGATCTGCCTGCTTCTTCTCCTGTTAATATAGACATATCGTCTACTGTACATATAACACCAGTTAATATAGATATGTTAAAAACACGAGTTGTAGCTAGTGCGGGATTGTCTGAAGGCTCTCCCACCGGTGATTCATTTAATCATTTTACCTCTTCAACTGTATCTGATACTGATTTTTTTGTAACTAGATATAATAAATTATTATCAGTAGATGATGACGTTTATCCTCCTTACATAGACCCTCCGGAGGTATTAGTAACAACAGGTGTACTGTATGTTAGCAGTAGTAGTGCTCCCTCTAATCCAGTGGGACAACAAGAGTATACAACTCCTGGCACATATTCATGGACTGCCCCTAGCAATGTAACTTCTGTTTGTGTTGTTTGTATTGGTGGAGGCGGCGGTGGTGCAGGTTATTTTGGCTGCGGTGGTGCAGGTGGAGGGCTTGCTTACAAAAATAATATTACAGTTACTCCAGGATCATCCTATACTGTAACGGTCGGCAGCGGCGGCAGTGGATTGGGTGATGCGCAAACTAGGTCGACTAATTCTGGTAGTATCTCATCGGGCAATGGAGGAACGTCTAGTTTTTCTGGTGTTTCGGCAAGTGGAGGTCAGCATGGGTATGGATTGTCGACCACCAATCCAGTGCGACCCACAGGAGGTAGTCCATCTGGACATGACGGCGGTGGAACAGGCGGAACTTGTGAAGGCGATTATTCTACTGCGTCATCAAACTATCATTCGTCAGGTGGAGGTGGCGCCGGTGGATATAGCGGTAATGGTGGTAAAGGTGCTGGGTCGATTGCTGGTAATGGCACCCTCGTTAATGCTACTGCTGGATCAGGCGGCGGTGGTGGTGGCGGTGGTTCTAGGATAGTGACAACTTCTAATTCATATGGCGGCGCTGGAGGCGGAGGAGTCGGAATATATGGAGAAGGCACTAGCGGATCTGCCGGTACAACTGATACCTCACAGCCACCGGGAAATCAAGTTAGTACCTCAGTTGGGGGCGGCGGCGGTTCAAGTGGTGGGGATGGAGCAATTTCAACCGACAGCACAAATGGCACCGGTGGTGACGGTGGTGCATATGGTGGTGGAGGTGGTTCTGGGCATTCAGCTGGCGATAGTTCCAACACTATTGGTTTAGGCGGTGACGGACAAGGCGGCGCAGTAAGAATTATCTGGGGCACTGGAAGAGCGTTCCCCTCAACAGACACTACGGACCAGACGGCGACAAGTGCTCCAGCAGCATCTTTTTCATCTTCAACAGCACTCGCAACCGGAACTGTTGACACTGCATCAATATATTCCTTAACTAATCCTATTATAGAAATGCCTGTCGGATCTTTAAGAATAACAGCAAGTGCTGCTATAGTAAATGTTTCATATAGCAATACTAGTACAAACATAAATACTTCTGGAGACATAGGTACTAAAGAATTTACTGTAGATGGTAATACTAGAATTGTAACTGTTCGAGACCCTGGAACTTATTATCCTTCATTTTTTAACTCACTTGACACAACAACTAGTATCGAGATATTAAACTTAGCTCCAACAATAGGTGTGTTTGAAAATAATGGAAAATATTTTTATGATACTATAACTGATGCTAATAATCCTAACCTCAAAGGCACCGTTGTTGAAAGTGCCGGTGGTGGTGGTGGGGGCAGTGGTTCTTCAGGTCCAGTACAGAGTTGGGGTTCATAGTAAGTAATGTCAACAGTAATACAATTAAAAAGAAGTGAAACCGCTTCATCTACGCCTTCATCAAATGATCTTGCTGTAGGTGAATTGGCGGTAAACTTAGCAGACGCTAAACTGTTTTCCAAAAAAACTGATGGTACTATTGTAACATTAGTACAGGGCAGTGGCGGATCTTCTGTTGTTCAGTTTCCTAATGATGATGCTGATCTCGGAGTTATTACAGCTAGTTCTACATATTCAAGTGATCTTGGAGATTTAGGTTCTGCTACATATCCAAACGGTAATTTTGATAATGTTACTGTCAATACCTCCCTCACTGTAAACGGAACTACGATTACCGGAGCAGGAATATCACTTACTGATTTAAGTGTTGGAACAGAGGGAACAGCAAGTGGTGACGGAGCTGTTGGATACGATAATACTACAGGTGTGTTTACGTATACACCACCTGATCTAAGTTCTTATTTAACAAGCTATACAGTAACACAAAGCGATGTAACAGCACACCAAGCAGCTTTAAGTATAACAGAAAGTCAAATAAGTGATCTGCAAAGTTATTTAACAAGCTATACCGAAACAGATACATTAAATTCAGTTGTAAGTAGAGGAGCAGCCACAACTACAACCGCAGTTATTCCTTTTTATTATGCAAACCAATCTGCATTTCCAAGTGCAACAACATACCACGGTGCAATTGCACACAGTCATTCGGATGGTGCAATGTATTTTGCACACGGTGGTAGTTGGAATAAACTAGCAAATAACTCACAACTTACAAATTCATCAAATTGGGATACAGCTTATAGTTGGGGGGATCACAGTACAGCTGGTTACGCAACAACTGCTTCTCCGACATTTACTGGTACACCAATAGCCCCTACAGCAGCAGCCGGTACAAACACTACTCAAATAGCAACAACAGCGTTTGTAGCTACAGAAGTAGCAAATGTTATTGATTCAGCTCCAGGTGCATTAGATACGTTGAATGAATTAGCAGCAGCACTGGGTGACGATGCTAACTTCTCAACTACTGTCACAAATAGTATTGCAACTAAGCTAAATTCATCTGCTGTAAGTACGTACGGTTTAACGCTTATTGATGACGCAGATGCAGCAACTGCTAGAACTACTTTAGGTTTGGGTACTGCGGCAACTACTGCTTCTACTGATTACGCTACAGCAGCTCAAGGTATTAAAGCAGATTCGGCAGTACAGAATCTTAGTGACTTGAGTATTACTGCTACAGCAACTGAACTTAACACTTTAAACGGTATCACTTCTACAACAGCAGAGCTTAACTATGTTGACGGTGTTACATCAAACGTACAAACACAACTTGATGGCAAGCAAAACTCTGACGCTCAGCTAACTGATATTGCTGGTCTTACTCCTACTGACGGAAACATCATCATTGGTGATGGGACTAATTTTATAACTGAGTCAGGCGCAACTGCTAGAACATCATTAGGCGTAGCAATAGGCACAGACGTTCAAGCCTATGACTCTAACCTGACTAGCTTTGTTAGTACGTTTACTTTACCTACATCTGATGGCACTACCGGTCAAGCTCTAATAACAGACGGATCAGGTACACTATCATTCTCTACTATTGGAGGTTCACAGAATTTATTTGCAAATGTTGCGGTAAGTGGGCAGAACAATATCACAGCAGATAGCACAACAGACACTCTTACTTTTGCAGCTGGTTCGGGTATTAGTATTACAACAAATTCAACCACTGACACTGTTACAATTGCAGCAACAGGCGGAGGAGGCAGTGGTTTATCTGCATGGACAGAAAAAACATCAGCATATACAGCTTCAGCAGGAGATAGATTGATAGTAGATGTAAGTTCTTCAGCGGTAACAATTACTTTGCCCGCCTCGCCCAGTTTGGGAGATGAGGTTGCTATTATTGATGGTGCCAGTAATGCAGCAACAAACAATATAACAATAGCAAGAAATGGATCAAATATAGACGGCGCTGCAGCAGATTTAACTATAGATGTTGATGGTGCTGCTACAAGTTTAGTTTATTATAATTCAACATACGGATGGATATTCTCTGAGAGATAAATAACAAATGGCACTTTATTCAGAAATAAAATATAAAAGTATTAGAGGAGCGGGTTTCCAAAAAACGACAGACATTTCTAGTTTGAGAACAGAACTAAGAGGTCAAATGGATAGAAGAATAGGGGGCGTTTTGTCGGCCTCAAGTACAGATTTTTATAATATCATTGGAAACTCATTAGCATCAACAACTTCTTTTGATGCGGTTTATGACGGAGGAAGCTCAAGTGGCTGATCAGATACAAATAAGACGAGATACTGCTAGTAATTGGTCTAGTAATAATCCTACACTTGCACCGGGTGAACAAGGTTGGGAATCTGACACAAATAAAATGAAAGTAGGAGATGGTTCTACTGCTTGGAACTCTCTTAGCTATTTTCACAGTCAAAACTATCAAACAACAAATTCTCAACTGACTAGTATTGCAGGACTTACACCCACTGACGGTAATTTTATCGTTGGTGATGGTAGTGATTTTGTAACAGAATCAGGCACTACAGTCAGAGCCTCACTTGGTTTAACTATAGGCACAGATGTACAAGCATATGACGCACAACTAGCAGACATAGCAGGGTTGAATCCGACTGACGGTAATTTTATCGTTGGTGATGGTAGTAATTTTGTTTTAGAATCTGGTGCTACTGCTAGAACTTCTCTCGGACTAGGAACAATAGCAACAGCAGCTACAAGTGATTACGCTGCTACAGCAAATAACTTGTCTGATTTAGCAAATGCAAGCACAGCTAGAACTAATTTAGGTGTTGCTATAGGAACTGATGTACAAGCATATGACGCACAACTAGCAGACATTGCGGGACTGAATCCAACAGATGGGTATATCATTGTAGGCGATGGTAGCAATTTTGTAACAGAAAACGGAGCTACAGCAAGAACGTCTTTAGGACTTGCTATAGGCACAGACGTATTGGCACATGATGCTAACCTCAGTTCTTTCGTAAGCACATTTACTCTTCCAACGTCTGACGGTTCTAACGGTCAAGCTTTAATAACAGACGGATCAGGTACATTATCATTCTCTACTATTTCAGGTGGTGGTGGTGGTGGATCTGGTTTACAGCAAGATTTCACTGCTAACGGTGCAATAACTTCAGGAAAGGCTCTCATATTAGAAAGCGCAGGAACTGTAGCTCAAATCGGGGAAACAACAACAGCTAGAGATTACCCAGAAACTTCATCAGCTCAAACCGGTTATGGTACAGGTAACTATGTTTTACGCTCTTCTGGAGGATACCAGCAGTCATTGTACATAGCCGAACATAGTGGTAGCACTAAGAAAATGATTCATATGTTTACTGACGGTGATAGCAGTGGCTACCCTAAAGGAGCTAATGTCAGAATTATTGCATATGATGGCACTAATTATACTTTAGGAACTCGTATTAATATATCAGGTGATACTACCAACTGGAATAAATTTAGAAACACAAGTATTGTTTCTACTAGTACGTCTGGTACTTTTTTAATATTTTATACTCACTTAGATGCAACTGGATCTAACGCTGGTACAGACTATACTAAATATAGGACTCTTACATATTCTGGTACTACAATTACACTAGGATCTGAAGTAGATTTTGATGTAGATATTTCAGGTGACCAAACATTTCATGTAGTAGAAGATCCGCATCAAGACGATAGATATGTAGTTGCTTACAGAGATAATAACAATAGTAGTTATTACACTATTAGAGTTTTAACAAATTCAAGTGGTACAATATCATATGGAACTAAAATAACTTTATTTTCTAGTACCGCTTATAATCTTGACCAATTTAAATTAGATCCAAAAGTAGAAGGAAGATATCTTCTTATTGATGGATCCAGTCAGACGCACATAAGAACTGGGGTGATTAATTATAGTGCGAATAGTGCTACTTGCGGATCGCAGGTCACTCCAGGATCAGGTGCTTCACAGTTAGGAGCAGATTGGGATCCTTTCAATTCAGGAAAGATTGTTACATCATATGATACTGATTATAGTTTGGGTCAAAGAAAGGTTCACGCCAGAGTTGGCACCTACTCGTCAGGTACAAATGCAGTTTCTTTTACAGCGTCACAGGTAGCATTTCCTACCAGCAGTGGAGAGTCTGGTTCCTCACTTATAGCATGTGAAGTTTTTGCACAACCAGGAGCAGCCAATCAATTTTGGTCAGTAAAACAACATGAAGGTACCGGCTCCGATTATTTTTACGTGTGTGCAATAGAAGTGAGTGACACCACACCTAGTATTACTGAATACACAAGTTATAAGCGACACGGTAGTTTTTCTTTAGATTGTAAAGATAAACAAATTGCTGTCGTAGAATTCAACGACCCAGGTGCATTGTTACACTATGGTTATTCAAAATACAGCGCAAGTAATATAGCAGAGGGGTCTTTTATTGGATTTGCAAGTCAAACGGTTGCAGACGCAGGTACTGTTACTGTAGATTTGACAGGAGGCACAACTACCTCACAATCTAGTTTGACAATAGGTTCTACGTATTATGTGCAAGATGATGGTTCGGTAGGAACTACAGCTTCATCTACTGCTGAGGTTTTTGCAGGTAAAGCAACTGCGGCTGATACTCTATTGATAGGTGTACATGATTCTTCAATAGTAAAAGATTCTGATATAGGATCTGCGGTTCAGGCTTACAATGCAAATTACTTAACATCATCGGCAGTTGGAAGTTCTGTACAA